GTGCGGTGTATGTGTGCATGAGTTCCAGCGAGCTGGACACGCTGCAATCTGCCTTTCGCAAGGCGGGCGGTAAATGGTCAACCTTCGTTATCTGGGCAAAAAACACTTTTACGCTGGGGCGCTCTGATTACCAGCGGCAATATGAACCCATCCTCTACGGCTGGAAGGAAGGCGCCGAACACTTCTGGTGCGGGGCGCGGGATCAGGGCGATGTCTGGTTTTTCAACAAGCCCCAGAAAAACGACCTGCACCCCACCATGAAACCCGTAGAACTGGTGGAACGCGCCGTGCGCAACAGTAGCAAGACGCGAGACATTGTCCTTGATCCGTTTGGGGGTTCCGGCTCAACGCTGATTGCCTGCGAAAAAACGGGGCGGCAGGCACGACTGATCGAACTCGATCCCCGCTATGTGGATGTGATTGTGAAGCGGTGGCAGGATTTTACGGGTAGCGTCGCTGTTCATGCTGTGACCACCCAACCATTCGGAAAAACGAACGAAAAGGAAACCGCCCTGTAGGCGGCTTCCCGTTTGTTCGCGTATTTTGTTTAGATTTCAAAAGGTGCGATGCAAAGCCAGTGCGGCACCCAGCAGTTTCTGGGCACTATCGAGGCAGTCTTCCAGCCCCATCACCGTGCCGATCACCGTATTCAGGTTTTCACCTGCGTCGGCGTAAGCGGTGGCTTCTTCGACGCGGCTGGATGCTTCTTCCAGCAGGGCTTTTAGGGCATCAAGATTGGCTCGGATAGCGTTGGCTTTCAGGTCGTTGGTCATGGTTTGTTCCTTTCGGTTTAGGGTTTTGATGTGATGATGAAGGCTTGGATTTATAAGCATATCAAGTCAATTAAGCGACTGTTTCTGCTTTATTTTCCTCTGTCACGTGGTAAATGCGCTCCCCGCCGTCGGTTTTTTCTGAAATAACCGTCAACCCTTTCTTTTTCTTGATAAACCCGCTGATGAACCCCCGAACGCTGTGCTTTTGCCAGCCCGTGGCATCCATAATTTGACCGAGGGTGGCGCCTTCAGGGCGACTCAGTAGGTCCAAAAGAAGGGTTTGCTTGGTGGGGGTTTGGGAACGTTGGGTCATAAAAAGCTCCTGATTAAGGTTAACAAAATAAGCGGTGTCCGCTTGGGATCCACCAAGGCTTCTTTTTTAGGGCTTATCAAGCCATAAAACCATTTATTTTCAAGTGTGTAATCGTTATTTTTCTTGAGATCCGCCTGTCTTTACGCTAAAAAACAACAAGCCATTAGTGCATTGTTTTTAATGTAAAAATAGGATTATGGATGGAAGATCAAGAGCGCGCCTTAAGTGGAATCATCGGACAAAAAATCAAACAGCGACGCCGGGCCATTCGTTTGACCCAAAAGGACCTTGGGCACCATTTGGGCATCACGTTTCAACAACTGCAAAAAATTGAGCGGGGTGTGAACCGCATTTCGGCGGCCCGCCTGATGTTGCTGGCCCCTTTGTTACAGGTGGGCATGGATTATTTTTGGGAACCGCTGCCGGATGCCGTCCACCTCACCGAGATTGAACAGGAACTTATCGCAATGTTTCGTACCTTATCTCTTCATGAGCAACACCACGTTCTGGCAGCCATCCCCGTCATCGCCGCAAAAAATACTTCTTAAAAACAATGATCCTTACCCCGTCTGAATGGGCACGGCAAAAAGGATTCTCACGGCAATATGCCGCCAAGCTGATCAAACAAGGCACGATTCGTCTCGCCAATGGCAAGGTGGATACGGTGCAGGCGGAAGCGGCGCTGGCTGCCCTGCGGGAACCACTGCGGCAAGTTTCCAGCGATGAATTAGTGGATGGTGGTGGCCAAAGCCTCTCAACCTTGCTGCTCAAATCCCGCATCAAAACCGAGGTTGAGCGCGGGCGGCTGCTGGAAGCCAAGGCCAAAGCAGAAACCGGCAAGCTGGTGAGCGCCGATGAGGTCAAAATCGCCGCCTTCCGCCGCGCCCGCATCGTGCGGGACGGGATGCTAAACTTGCCCGATCGTCTGGCGGCAATACTCGCCGCCGAACACGATGCAACCAAAGTACACACCCTACTGACCACCGAAATCCGTACCGTCCTGGTGGAGCTGTCCGATGCCGACAACGGCTGAAGTTTACAACGCCGCCTTCAGCGATGGCCTGCGGCCCGATCCGCTGTTGACGGTGTCGCAGTGGGCGGATCAGTTTCGGATGCTGTCGCAAACAGCTTCCGCCGAGCCGGGGCGTTGGCGCACTGACCGCACGCCGTATCTGCGCGAGATTATGGATTGCCTGTCTCCGTCCAGCGGGGTTGAGAAGGTGGTGTTCATGAAAGGCGCCCAAGTTGGCGGTACGGAAGCGGGCAACAACTGGATCGGTTATGTTATCGATCAGGCACCGGGGCCAATGCTGGTGGTGCTGCCCACCGTGGAAATGGGAAAACGCTGGTCAAAAGGACGTTTTGCACCGCTGATTGATGATACGCCGACGATTCGCGCCAAGGTCAAAGACCCACGCAGTCGCGATGCGGGCAACACGGTGCAGAGCAAGGAGTTTCCTGGCGGGATCGTCGTCATCACAGGCGCAAACAGTGCCGTGGGGCTGCGCTCCATGCCGGTGCGGTATCTGTTCATGGATGAAATCGACGGTTACCCCGGCGATGCCGACGGCGAAGGTGACCCGGTTTCGCTGGCGGTCCAGCGCACCGCGACCTTTGCGCGACGAAAAATATTAGAGGTTTCTACACCGACCGTCAGCGGCCTCAGCCGCATTGAAAAGGAATTTGAATCCTCGGATCAGCGCTTCTTTCATGTGCCGTGCCCTGTTTGTGGGCATATGCAGGTGCTGAAATGGGCGCAATTGCGCTGGCAGGACAATGACCCATCAACAGTGCGTTACCACTGTGAAGCGTGCGAAACGCCGATTCCCAACCACGGCAAAAGCCGCATGCTGGAGGGCGGCGAATGGCGCAGCACGGCGGTAGGAGACGGCAAAACACGAGGGTATCATCTCTCCTCCCTCTACAGCCCTGTGGGTTGGTTCAGTTGGGAAGAAGCGGTACGCAGCTTTCTGAAAGCCAAGGACGATGAAGCGCAACTGAAAGTCTGGGTGAACACCGTGCTGGGCGAAACCTGGGTGGATCGCGGCGAAGCGCCGGACTGGCAGCGGCTTTATGAACGGCGGGAAACCTATCCTCTCGGGATTATCCCCGCATCGGGTTTGCTAGTGACCGCCGGTGCCGACATCCAGAAAGACCGCATCGAGGTTGAGGTGGTTGCGTGGGGGAAAGGCAAAGAAAGCTGGTCGGTGGATTACCGTGTTTTATACGGTGATCCGGCACAAGAAGCTGTCTGGCAACAACTGCAAGCCTTGCTGACAGAACCCTTCCTCCATGCCAGTGGCGTTGATCTCATGATCCGCGCCCTGGCGGTGGATACGGGCTTTGCCACGCAGGATGTCTACGCGTGGTGCCGCCGGCAGGAAACCGGCCGCGTGCTGGCGGTGAAGGGCGTGGAACGGGCGATAGCGCCGGTGGGTGCCCCCACGGCAGTCGACGTGAATATCGGCGGCAAACGCCTGCGGCGCGGCGTAAAAGTCTGGCCAGTGGGGGTTTCGCTGCTGAAATCTGAGCTTTACCAGTGGCTGAAGCTCCAGTGCGGTGAAGACAGCCAGTTTCCCGTCGGATACTGCCATTTTCCGCAGTATGAAGCGGAATACTTCAAGCAGCTGACCGCCGAACAGCTGGTGACCAAGACCGTCAAGGGCTACCCAAAACGGGAATGGCAGAAATTGCGGGAACGCAACGAGGCCCTCGACTGCCGCATTTACGCCCGCGCCGCCGCTATCACCCTTGGCATCGAACGCTTTACCGACCGCCATTGGCAGAATTTGGAAGCACAACTGATACCTGCCGAGCGCCGTCCCATTGAACCTGTGACAACAAACAAACCTGGGCGCCCCCGCGTAACGCGGTCGCGCTGGATGACCTGATATGCCCTACACCGACCAAGACCTGACCGACATCGAAACCGCCATCCGCAAACTGCAAAGCGGTGAGCGGGTGGCGTCCGTTGCCTACGACGGCAAAACCGTGAGCTACAGCCAGGTGCAGCTAGGCGAATTGATTTCCCTGCGCGACCGTATCCGCCAAGAGGTTAAAAGCACCACGGGTGCCAAAACCCGCCAGATCCGTGTGTTCACCAGCAAAGGTGTGGAATGACCATTTTTGGCTGGTTGAAACGTCCTAAAGCCAAGGCTTTGGGCTATGACGCGGCGGGCACGGGGCGGCGTCTGCAAACGTGGATGCCGACGAACGATTCCGCCAATGCCATTCTGTTTCAGGATGCGGCGCTCTTGCGTTCCCGCAGCCGCGACATGGCGCGGAAAAACGCCTACGCCGCCAACGGCATTGAGGCGATTGTGGCGAATGCCGTTGGCACGGGCATCAAACCGCAATCGAAAACAAATGAATCCGACCTGCGCCAGCAAATTCAGGCTCTGTGGCTGGAATGGACGGATGAAGCCGATAGTGCTGGATTGACGGACTTTTACGGCCTGCAAGCCCTCATCTGCCGCGCCATGGTGGAAGGGGGCGAATGCTTTGTGCGCCTGCGCGTGCGCCGACCGGAGGATGGTCTCAGTGTTCCCTTACAACTACAAACGTTGGAAGCAGAACATCTGGATGCCAGCAACAACAAACCGCTGGCAAACGGGAATTTTATCAGGGGCGGCATTGAGTTTAACCGTCTTGGGCAACGGGTGGCATACCATTTATACCGCGAACACCTCGGTGATGCGGCGTTATTCGGCACGGCCAAGGAAACGGTGCGGGTGCCCGCCGAGGAAGTGCTGCATATTTTTAAACCCCAACGCCCAGGGCAGATTCGCGGCGAGCCATGGTTAGGCCGCGTACTGCTCAAGCTCTATGAACTCGATCAATACGACGATGCGGAACTGGTGCGCAAGAAAACCGCCGCCATGTTCGCCGGCTTCATTACCAAAAACGACCCCGACACGCCGTTCATGGGCGAAGGCAACCCTGACGAAAAAGGCGCGGCGCAGGCAGGGCTTGAACCCGGCACGCTGCAGCTTTTAGAGCCTGGGGAGGATGTGAAATTCTCGGAGCCTGGCGATGTCGGCGGCAGTTACGAGGCGTTTTTCCGCCAGCAGCTGCGCATGATCGCCGTTGGCCTTGGCATCACTTACGAACAACTCACCAGTGACCTGACGGGCGTCAACTATTCCAGCATTCGTGCGGGTCTCATCGAGTTTCGCCGCCGTTGCACGATGCTGCAACACCAAGTGCTGGTGTACCAACTCTGCCGCCCCGTCTGGCAACGGTGGCTGGAACTGGCGGTGCTGGCGGGTGCATTGCCTATCCGTATTGGCGACTTTCAGAAAAACCGTCGTAGCTATCTTGCCACCAAGTGGATTCCCCAGGGCTGGGATTGGGTTGATCCCTTGAAAGACCAGCAGGCCGAGCAACTCGCGGTGCGCAACGGCTTCAAGAGCCGCTCAGAGGTTGTTTCTGAATTGGGATACGACGCCGAAGAGATTGATGCGGAAATCGCTGCTGATAATCAGCGTGCCGACAACCTCGGCCTGATCCTCGATTCCGATCCGCGCAAAGTCGCCAAAACCGGCGCGGCACAAGCGCAAGCGCAGGGTTTAGGGATTGGGGATTAGACACTGTTAACAAAGGTTTTGTTTTTTGATTTTTTGTGTTAATCTGTGGTAAAGAACAGAAACACAAAGGAGCTTTTATGGATCAAAAACGTCTGTATCCCATCACAGAAGAATTTTTTAACGG